ACTTTGTACCTGCATGTATAAGAAGTCTGTCACCGTCAGCATCACTAAACAGATGGAAGCCGTTAACCTGTCCCTCGTACTGCTTAACAGTATGCCAGCCTATCCATTTACGGATTTTCCCGGCTGATTCTCTTATCATATTAGGGCAAGATGGAGAACGATACGGAGATACATAAGATGGAGCATTTGTAAGGTCTGCGCCTAAAAACTGACTTATTAATACAGTCATTGTTGAAGGGCTTTTTGGAGCTGATATTTTACCCATTTACCAACACCACCCATCCACTATGTCTATATCATAGCCACCTATTACAGTTGCGCCAGAGCTATATTCTTTCATTAAGATTTGATTTTTCATATCTTCATAAAGATTCCAGTAATAGCCTGCTTTACCTGCGTCATCGTCTAAATACAGCCTGTTTGCCATTAAATAAGGCATGCAATTGGCCCATTTGTCCGGTAATTCACACTCCGTATCATCTGCTGTTGCTGTTGTAATTCTGGCAGGCATCCCCATATAGTGAACGAGCACAGGCTCCTTGATGTCTTCCGGAAGAATTAAAAAACGGTTATCTGTGAAAGTGTATCCGTCGATTTTACCATTATATAAGTCTGTAATACCTACTCCAGAAAGAGATATAAACTCACTGTCATATGCTTTTGACATTTCTGCAAGGTCAAAAACAAGCCTGCGTGTGGATGTACCGCCTACAGCCATTGTTTTGTGAACACCACCCACAGTTGAAGCAATAAGAGCCTGCGCCCAGTTGTATGCATCTACATAGGCTTGTTTGTTCTTCTCATAGGCTTTGTTTTTCTCAAAGCCTAAATTCAGAGTTTCCACCCTGATATCTTTCCAAGTTTTCATAGAAACTCCTTATATTTTAAAAATAAGGGCAGAGATGAACCCCTGCCCTATCGTTTAATGTAATACCATCTCGGTGATGTCACCGCTATGGTTCTACATTATTTATGCACTTTTGCAGTTGCAATCTGTTCTGGTCTTGCTACTTTTGCACCGTATGTATACAGAGATTTTACAGCGTCAGCAAAAGCCTTGTCTGGTCTGTATGCTTCTGTTTCTTCGATGCCGTCAGCAAAAGCAATAGCATCTTTTGTCATTACAGAAATATGGTCGTCTGTACCATCGTTAAAAATCTGGTTAGACATTTTAACGTATGCACCGTTGTATGTGCCGAGAATGCCCTTTTTAACCATTTCAACGTTGTTAGTCAGCAGTTCTGTCAGACTGTTTTTGAACAGTTTGTAAAACCATGGAGAAACAGTAATGTAAACATTGCCGTTTGCTGTGTTAACGCCTTTGTTCCAAAGCAGCTCAAACATATCGTCAATAATAGCTTTAGCCTGCTTTTCTGTTGTTACTGCTGTAGAAGCAATCAGATTATCTTCGTGACAGTTAACAACCTGTGCAGCGATATATGCGTCTGCCTTTGCTGCAAGACCTGTTGCTCCGCCTTTACACAGGGCTTTCATTGTGTCAACATCAGCCTGCGCATCGTCTACATCATCAACAGTAACGTTGAAGTATTTGTACTGGTCGATTTTCAGCTCAATGCTGTCATCGTTTGGTGTTTCAGGTGCATCAATATCCTCACCTGGAACATAGTCTTTAATTGTTGGGTTTGCAAGGTTCAGGATTTTAACTGTTTTTCCCTTGCCTACAAGTCCTTTATATTTTGTGTTAACAACATCTCTGAAAATCATCAGAGGTGCGAGTTCAAGTTCAATAGTTTTAGACCAAATGGTTGGTTTAAAATTTTCGTATGCCATAATATTTTAATACTCCGTTATTTGAGCCTTGCCAGACTTCTCATAACCTTTTCGTACACTTTGGGGTCATTCATAGCAGCCTTATCGATTTTATCAAGCTCCCGACTTGAATAAAACTCACTTTCAGCTGTTCCTGTGCCTGTAACACTACCGGTTGAAGCTGGTTTAGGCGTTTTCATTTGTTTTTCAATTGCTTTTGAGGCTAAATAAGCCTGTGTTGCGCTCATTGGCGCTTCTTTGTTGAAACGCAAAGCCGCGAATGTAGGGCCTAACGCGTCAAGATTTGTCACAGATGGGTCAATTGCCTGTATCTCTTTAAGTTCAGCAGACATAATCTGATTTGTGTGCTGTGCTTTATAAAAATCAAGCTCTGCTTTTATCTGTGCCTGTTGTGCTGAAGCTTCTCTTTCAGCGATTATTTCAGACACATCAACACCTCTTGTTTCTGCTACAGCGAAATCTATCTGTTCCTGTAGAGTGCTGCCGTCAAAATATTTGCTGAAAGCAGACTGTGCCTGCTCCAGCTGTGCTTTTAACTGTGCATTTTCGTTTCTAAACTGTTCCATCTCCTGTTTGCGACGCATGTCCGCAAAATAACTGTCCTGTTCAGTTTTAACTCCGGTTGATGCTGTCTGTTCGACCTGTCCATTAACCTCAGGGGTGGCGACTTCCTGAACTTCTGCGCCTGTAGATACTGTTGTATCAACGGTTAAATTTGTGTCTCTTTCTTCCATATTGGTTGCCTTTCTGCCATTTCTACGCTGTTGGCTTGCGAATATTGTCATTTCTACGCTATTGACTTGCGAATTTATCTAATATAAAAGGGAATGCCGTAGCACTCCCTTAAAAATATTATTCTGTTTTGCTTTCAGCCCGTTCAGCTGTTTTGTAGCCATAATTGCTACAATTCTTGTTAGGACATTTATAATGAAATTCTGTAATGCCATCTTCCTGGCGCTCCACTGCCCTATCTAAAATCATTTCAGTTTTACATAGCTTGCATTTCATTGCCGAAAAAACCTCCCTGTATCGCAGGAACAAGTGACTGAGCAAACTGCCGTTCCTGTGCCCGCTTTCTATCCTCTATAATCTTCTTAAACGCCTCTTTTGGCATTGTACTATCTTCGCCCAGTGCGTCAACATATTCCTCAAATGTAATGTGCTGTGCGTCAAACAAGGCTTTAATTTGTGCATCTTTGATGGCTGCGTATGTATTCCCAGAATGAACTACATCCACTTTTATATCCACATCGAGTGTCTTTAAAAGCGTTGTAGGAATTACATAAGTGTATTTATTCTGTTCATCCGGTTCATCGTTTTCAATGACAAGGCCATTAGGATTATAGGCTACCATTAATTCGTACCATATCCAGGCGACATCTTCTACAAACTGCTTAAATGCAGCCACTTGCATATTTACATTAAGGCTTTTGGCTTCAAGTGCTGCCTGTATAGCTGTACCTGATGCCTGTTCAGGGTTTACATTTTCAAGGTTGTCCCCTGCGCCAGCCAGTTCTTTTGTTAATGAAATGAGTGTTTGCCAGTAACTGACGGCGTGTGGTGATATACTTGCTGGGTTTAAATACTGAATTATATTGCTTACAGGCATATCGGAAGAACCATTTAACGCAATGGACCGCCCAGGCTGTTCAAGTTTTGCAACCTGCCCTGGTGATATAGCGTTCTGTCTGTAAACTTTTATAGGATAAGCGCCACTTCTTACAGATTGCTCAAGCCTAAACAGTGATTTATTGATGGATATCTGATTTGGAATCTTATCCCAAATATCACCATCGCCCCTTGCGAGACCTTTTCGTGGCTTCCATGTGTACTTTGCTATTGGGTATCGAGTAAGTCCTTCAATGGCTGTGTCTGGCTGTATAACAACTGTTTTCGTGGCTCTCATAACGTGAACTGCGCCATCTTTCTTCCAGAACTTTGCAATAACAGTCAGTTTTTTGTCGTTTTTAACTTCCGTCTCGCCGTTGATTTGATGGTCTGTATCGCTGTCAGGTAAAATTGATGCAATTTCTTCTTCATTAATACCATTCTTTCGAGCCATCCGCTTAATATCTTCAATGTTCTTTCGCTGAACTATGAGTATGTATGGCTGTTGCTGTATATCCGGTTGCTGTTCATCTCCCAGCATTATATTTGTAGTGTCTATAACTTCAGACAATATTTTACCATTTTCAGCAGAAGCATCGTCATAGAAGTATATGAAAGCGTCTCCGCCTATGAAAGCATCCTGCAATATATCCCAGGAGTACTTATCCATTTTTAAGCGTTCCCACTGCTTTGCAGCCCACCCGTTCAACTTGTCGCATACATCCAGCAGTGTCTTCCTGTTACTTCCGTAGTTCATCGAGGTATATTGAATAGTCATCAGATTCTGCCCTACAAGCGCTGTGGATGACTTCATTATAGGAAGTAGGATGTTTAACTGTGGTGGCCTTTCCTTGCCATATTTCAGGCCTTTCCACTGGTCTCCATTTACAAAGTTGTGGCAGGTTTCTACTTTAGTGAAAAGGTTAATGCTGTCCAGGTAATTTCTCCCCGCCTGGTAATCTTTCCAAATGTCAGTAATCTCTGGCAATTAAATCACCTCCTGCTGTGCTATATCTGTGCCGTAGTTTTCTACATTCTCCGCTAATATTCTGGCTTGACGCTGTGCATCTGTCTCAGTCCGCTTATTTGCTGCTTCCTTTGCTTTTTCAGCTATTTTATAGCCAGGTATATCTTCCGGAGAAATACCATTGTTTAAGCCAATATTCTCGCAGTAGGAAAAGCCAAAATAAAAGCCAGCACAGAAAAGCGTTGGCATTAAAAAACCCATCAGGATAAACCCAATGGCTAATATTGTGTTTGTCATAAATAAATATAATCCTCGTGGTCTATTTGTACTTCTGGTTTCTCAAAATCAAAATTAAATATCGGTTTTTCAGGTGCTTTCGCTGTCGGTGCAGGTCTACCTGCAACAAAATATCTCAGCGCATCCGGTCCGTGAGTTAATTCGTGATTTGTTTTACTGTCAATGTCATTAGGATTGGCCTTATCTCTCTGCAGTTGAGGCAGGGTTCTTATAAGATTTTCACAATTATCAAAAATGACAAGATTAGTTACTGTCTGGCCATCAGCCGTTTTACTTACTTTCAGCCATTCCTTTAAGTTAAGCCAGCCTTGCACCCTGTTATTTGACGCTTTTGACAGATACACGCCGTTTTCTTCAAATACCTCAAACACGCTTTTACCGGTTTCCTGGCGCCTGTTCCACATATCTGGCGGCGCAAAAGTCTCGTATATACTTTCATCGGCAAGAGTATATTCTTTTATTTTGCTCGCTGCCTCTGACATAATTAAGTCAGATTCATACAGCTCTTTGTATACATAGGCTCTGCCATGGTCGTCTAATGCTATCCAGAAACAAGCAAGCATATCTAAACCATAGTCCATGGCTCTGTACTTGCGCCAATTCTTCGGTATTTCAAAAGGTTCACAAGTGTGTATGCCGATTGTAAATTCGGAGAAAAAAGCCCCCCTGGGCTTTACAAATTTACATTCAGCAAGCATAGCATACATATCAGGGTCTGTGTCTTTTAATTCTTCTATATCTGCTCGCTGTTCATCTGTTAAGTATGGATTATCCCAATGCGTTGTACATACTACAATGCACGGAAGTTCCGTATGTAACTCCCCTGCATCAACAGATATATTGACTTCAAATACCTTTGGTCTACCGTCAGGAAAGTACTCAAATACCTTTGTTGGCGGTCTCTGGAAGAAATACTGGTTTATAAATCCTGCTTCATTCACAGGGTTTAAAGTGAGAAATAATTGCCTGTCATCCGGTTCTCCGCCTCTGAGCTGCATTCTTAATGCTTTAAACTGGTTATATGTTATATTTTGCGCTTCTTCATACCATACTGCAGTAACTTCGTTCAATGATTTAACCTGTTTTTGCTGGTCTTCTGTACGATAACCACGGAATATAACATTATTACCGTTTACACATTTTATTTCAGCAGGCACCTTAATAGATTTATAAATGCTTTCAAGTCCAAACTCTTCAGCCCTTCGTTCTATACCGTCCTTAACACCCGCACCGATATTAGTCTCTACATCCTCAATAACAAGCATCTTATAGTCTTTGCAGTTGGTGGTGTTAATGACAGTAAGCTGCTCCATAAAATAGGATTTGCCAGAGTTACGGCCACCAACCAAAACATTAACAGGATATTTTCTATCTATTAAAAAGTCATAATACAGAGGCAATACCTCAATCTCTCTACTCTTCATTTCTTCTTTTAATCACTACTTTTGGCAGTTCTTTCACAGACAGTTCCTGTTTGTCCGCAGGCCTTTCGCCAATAGTGTCACGGATAATTACAAAGGCATTACTATCGCCTGTAGATGCCTTGAATATAAGCGCCATGGCCATAAGCTCTTCGTAAGTGATATCTGGATTATTTTCAGCAACCGCCTTTATAACTCTATCAAATTCGCTTTCATTTTCCTTGTTGTCAAGTGGCCCCAGATTGACTATCTGTGGTAGTAATGTGTCAAAAACCTTTTTAAAAGTCTTTCTTTTGCGGTGAGTTCTGCCATTAGCAATACCGCCTTTACGGCCATTTTCTACCGCATTGCTACCGCTTTTAAACTGCGTAGCTTTGCTTATTTCTGTAATATTATCCCTTGGCATATACCCACCACCTTTCTGCATTAAATTAAAAAGAGAGCCAATAATAGCTCTCTCAATCAATTATATCTTCTCTTCTATCACGTGTCCCGCCCCTAACAATTCTATGTGATAGACTTTCCCACTATGTCCTTCGATTAATTAATAAATCTTGCCTTTCATTTTTTTTTGCAACAAAAAAGCAGACCGAGGTGATAAGGCCTGCTTCTCTGCTAAACTTTTTACAACGAAAGGAGGTAAAGATATGCCAATGTAAATACCTTCACACTTATATTATAAAACATAATTTACTGACATTTACTGACAGATTTTAATGTTTTTTAAGGCTTTGTCGTGCAGTCTGTAAATTGTTCGGATGTCATAAATCCTGTCATGGTCCATCATCCACTTTTCAACATCTTTCCATTTATACCTTTTCAAGTATCTCAGTAGAAGTATTGTTTTCTCGTCTGCATCAGACAGCTGATTAATAGCTATTTGTCTTTTACTGAGCTCCATTAACCGCTTATCTCTGTCTTTAACTGCTTGTTCAATGTTAAGAATTAAAGCGTTAATCTTTAACTCCTCACTGTTCATACTTCCTGTGTTTATTCGCTCAGAAAAACCTGGGCTTTGATAGATGGAAGGGTCGTTAATTATCTCGCTTAAATACGCTATCCTTGATTGTAATTCCCAGCATTTTTTCAGCCATTGTTTTGCTTGCTCCATAATAGCGCCACCTCATATTATATCCAGGGCCGTGGCTTGGCCGTAGCTGTAATTTGTGCCGTGTTCTTCATTAAAAACTTTTAAACAGCGAACTGCCTTGGATAAGTCATTGTTTCTCTTTCTTCTTCTTTTTGGAGCGTAATCAGCCCTTCTGTAATTTTCCTTTCTGTTTCTCAGGACAGGGATGTAGGCAGGGTCGATATCCCAATAACCTGTACCTCGTTGATTTTCAGTAATTCTTACACTTTCAACTTCTCCAGATTTAATCATTTTTCTTATCTGATAATCACTGTATCCAGTTGCTTTCGACATTTCAGCAATTGTCATAATTTAACTCCTTTTCTTCAATAATTGCTACTTTCTCCCAGCCGGTTAAAATTCTTTTGCCTCCAATAAAAACCTCGACATGTGCACTTCCTGAACGATAAATAGCGCCGTCTGCCTGGCCTTCAATTATTTTCCCGTTGGGAAGCTTAATGATTACATAAACCCCCTTCATAGCTATCCCTCTTTCACTTCTCGTCAACCTTAAAAGGCGTGTCGTTTAACCAACCTTTTAAAATGTTACGAATGAGATATGGCCTTGTTAAGCCGTTCTTTTCTGCTATCTCGTCTAAGTCTATCAGGTCGTCTAAATCCACCTGAATGCTTAAAATTGTTTTATAATCCTTCGCCATCATCGTTCTCCTTTTCTTCGTCTGTTAAAAACATAGCTTTTAATTTAAACTGATATTCGACATATGGGTTGCCCCATTTTGTAGTGTCTTTTTTACTAATCTGTATAAAATTGTTTGCCATAAGATACTCGCCAAATTCTTTAGCAGCTTGACTTTTGACTGCTTCCTCGTCAGTTGCAGCCCACACTGCAATATTTCTTTTAAGCGTCACAATCTTCCCCATCGTTTACCTCCCTTTTATCAGCAAGCGCATATTTCAACGCAACTCGCCAGCCTCTGTTATTATCTTCAGGCTTACCTGTTGCCGCGTTAGTCATGGTGTATAACCACCAGCGTTCCGCCGGCTCCAAACATTTCCAGCTTGCAATAATAATTAACAGCTCTTCTAGTTTGCAGCCTTCTGTCCGCCAAAGCAAAACCATTAATTCTTTCCCTAACATGTAATCTATAAGACACTTGTCTTCAAACTTTCCTGTCTGTTTCCCATCCTGCTTAAGCCTGTAATTGAAATCACTTTCCACCGCTTTGCAGATTTTGCTCCACTTTGTTTTTGAAACGCGAATTCTTTCAAAAGAAATAACATGGTATACTTCATCAAGAATTACTTCATCTCTTAAAAAATTTAATTTGTAGTAGTGCTCGTTAATTCCAAACATATTAAATTCCGTCGTTTTCATCTATCCCTACCTCGTCGCAGTCGTATATTTCAACAACTACTTTCTGTCCTTCGCCGTACACAAAGTAATCTGCAAAGCCCATGATATAATTATTGTCATCGTCAGGCAAAATGCGTGCCTTCTGCATAGCGTCAAAAATAAACTTTTTCCGAAACGCCACATTGTCTTTGTCTCTTTTCTTCGAAGCCTCAAACCAAACGAACTTTACAAAAACTGGGCGCTTAATGTATCGTAACTTCCGTGCTTTAATACACACAACAATGTCTTTCTCAGTTACTTTTTTTAAGCTGTTGCCTTTATATCTATTGCTGTAACTTTTAGTTATGTACTCATTCGCACCCGGAAGGCGAATGGGTATCTCAAATCTCTGCATTTGCGAACCTCTTAAATTGTCTTTTGATTTTCTGCAATCTGATTTCATCAACGATGTGTTGACCGCCAATAGCGAAAATCAGTTGCTCGCACATAATCTGCACGTCAGCTATTTCAGCCAAAACATCAAGCGAACAATCCAGACATTCTGCACCATCTTGCCGTATTTGAGCCTCTTCCAAGTGACTTATAGCGACAATCAATTCAGCTAATTCTTCTTTGCTCTTACGGAAGATAGTATCTCTTCCGTTTGTTTTTGCCATTAATTTAACATTCCTATTCATATTGCACCTCATTCGTCTAAATACAGCGTAGATGATGAACTCAACATCATGCTGTTTTTTAATTCGTTTTTGCTTTCGATAACCTGGATGTGTTTGAAAAAGCTGTTCTTTTCAAACTTTAATGCCTCGTTGTCGTATTCGGCCAGCCTCATTAATTCAGAGGCAGAGCCGATGTAATGTCTAACGCTTTCAGGAAGGCTGTCAAATATCTTCCTAATTTGCTTCTGGTGGTAGTCCCTTGAAACAATAGGAAAACGGATATAAGCCATTTCCCTGGCTGTTTTGTCCAGTGCTTTATCTAGGATACTCCATAATTCATACACATCTATTTGATTAACTACCTGCCGTTTATTTATCTGTTCAATAACATCAGCCGGCGTTGGCGGATGTTTGCAGATTTTAACAGCCTGTTTAAAAGCAGGAGCTACTTCTTCATCAGGATATTCACATAGCAACTCAAACCACAGTTTTGCGATTGAGGTGCTATTCCCATTCTTTGCGTAATAAGGATAAATATCCTTAATGGAAGCTATCATTAATGTTATTTGTTCTTTACTTGCCATATAAACCTCCTACCAATCTAATAGACCTTGCATAAATCTGTCTCTCTCAGACATCTGTTGTGGCTGTGATTTCTGCTGTGGCTTTTCGCTATCGCGTTTGGCCCAATTCCTCATAGTAGCCAGATGATTTTTGTAGCTTTTGCCTGTGCTTGCCATATATGAGCTCAGTCTTTCAATTAAGTCATTATAAGAATATGGAAACTCGTTAATAAGTTTGTTATGGTCTTCGTCAGACAATAACACGTTCTGGTATTCTCCATATTTATGGCGTACAGGCTTGTCTTTTTTCTGTTTTACAGTTTCAGAGTTCGCAGGTTCGTTATATATATCTTCGATAGAAGATATATTATCTATATCTTTATCTTCTTCTATATCTTTATCTATATCTGAAATAACGACGTCAGACGATTTGTCAGACGATTTCCGGATAAGTGCTTTTTGATTTGCTCTTCTTTCAGCTTGATACAGTCTATCACGCTCTTTTTTCTTCTCATAAGCATCTAATGTTTGATGCTTATTCCAATTTGGAATAGTTATAACTCCGTCAACAATATCAATCATTCCAAAATTTTCGAAAGTTTGCAGTGCCATTATGACTGTATTTTCGTTCATTCTGAATATTGTGGCTAACATTTTATCTGTGTATGCTATTTTCTCATTTAATAAGAAAACCCCACCATTGTTTTGTTTTCCTGCGAGACAAAGCAGTTTAAACCATACAGTAATGATTGCATACGCATCCGGAAAGCTTTCTATCAAAAGAATTTTCTCATCATCAAAGATGTCAGTTTTAATCTTTATCCACTTTACATCTGCCATTGTCGGTCCCCTTTCGTTGTGTCATGCAGAAAATAGCGTTTATAGGATACGGCCTGTCCGTACCTATTTTTCCGGCTTTCGAATCGACTATCGATTATGTAGCCACTATCTTTTAAATCTGTTATGCGGGAAGCAAGGCGCATAACGCCCAGGTCTCTCATAGCCTCTAAGCTACTGATGGAGCCGAAATCCTGCATATATTTAATAATGCGTTCGCATTGCGTAATTTTCGTCATATTAACCTCCATTTGCATGGCAGGCAGTTATCCTGTCTGCCATACTCTAAAACTCGTTAGAACGGCAAATCACCGTTGTTGCTTATAGGCTCAAAGCCTGTCGGATAAGTGTTCTGTTGAGGGTATTGCTGTTGAGGTTGTATAAATCTGCTCTGCTGAGGCTGTGGAGCAAAGGTTTGTTGCTGTGGCTGTGCCTGGAACTGTGGTTGTGAAGGTTCAGGATTGATGCTAAGATTTGCTCTGTAGTTCCGGCTGGCAGGATACCGTTGCGCAGGAGTCTGATTTGAGGCAGAGTTGCCGTTATTGGCGTTTCCGCCAAAGTAAGCGTTACTTACTACTACCTCCCAGACCGTGCGTTTTTGGCCGTCCTGGGTTTCATACTGACGGCTCTGCATTGAACCGTTTAGTCCCATCATGTTGCCCTTTCCGAAATATCGGCTGACAAATTCAGCTGTTTGTCTCCATGCAACACAGTTTATAAAATCAACTTGTCTGTTTCCGTTAGCGTCTTTAAATCCACGGTCAACAGCTACTGTAAAAGTTGCCACACTTGTTCCATTTGGTGTTTGTTTTAATTCGGGGTCGGCAGCAAGTCTGCCCATTAAACATACAATATTCATAGTTATCTCCTTTAAATCTTAAAATCTATGTAGTTGGACCGGTTGAGTATTTTATACCCATCACGCTTATACTGATGAGCTAACCCCCAGTGTAAATCCCCGAAGTGTGAGCATAAAGCTATGCCATCTTCGTACCATTCGTATGCTGTCTCGAATGGTCTTGAGGTACTGAATTTAAACTCAAGCCCATGCTGTTTCAGAACATTTAATGCTTTAATGTAAATGTCTTTTGAATCTACCTGTAAAGCTATTTTCTTTTCTTCAAAACTGTCAAAATTAAACAACATTGTAATCACCTCACAAATAATTTTTGCCAAATATTTTGATAAAGTCTTGTATGGACCATCCATACTTTTTCATCAATCTTCGTTGTTCCTGTTCTTGAACTTGCAAGCACCAGAACATATTTTTGTGCATAGCGTTTGGGCCGGTTCTGTGACACTCAGGACAGATGTTAATAGTTGCACCATATTTCTCACTAATTTTTCTTTGCTTATTTCCAAAGAAAATATGATGCCTTTCGAGATAATCCCATTTGCCACACAGTTCACATTCTCTTTTCATTTTTTTCCTCCGTGTTC